TGTATTCTGCCAACGCCTGAGCCTTGACCTTCTTGTATTCTGCCAACGCCTGAGCCGTGACCTTCTTGTATTCTGCCAACGCCGGAGCCGTGACCTTCTCGTATTCTGCCCACGTCTGAGCCGTGACCTTCTTGTATTCTGCCAACGCCTGAGCCTTGACCTTCTTGTATTCTGCCAACGCCTGAGCCGTGACCTTCTTGTATTCTGCCAACGCCTGAGCCTTGACCTTCTTGTATTCTGCCAACGCCTGAGCCTTGACCTTCTCGTATTCTGCCAACGCCGGAGCCGTGAGTAATCTCAAAAGCGCATCGTCAATCTTGCCACATCGCTTGACGTGACGGATCAACGCAGACGCACTACCGGCGATCCCCTTGTATGCAGACTTGAGCAGTTTCAATTCCTTCTTGTCCGGTTCGCCCGAAACGAGAGTAAACTTGTTCCAAGCGGAAAAGTCTGATTCAATGGAAAAGACTTTCTGACCGGGCAGGTTCTCGTTCCAGCCAACCTTTTCGAGTTCTGTCTTGTTGTCTTTGACAAGCTGCGAGTGTGAACCGATGCCCGTCAGAACGATGTTCTTCGTCCGCTTTCCGGGCTTGAACTGTATGAGTGATACAATGGCTCCTTGACACATAATACCTCCTGCTGGTTAGAAAAATTATTGTCTTGCTCCTGATACTGACAGCATCTGATTGTTAAGTGTAGCACCGATCAGCTTCGGGTGAGTTTTGAACAGCCTCGAAACAGACTCACCAAACGGGGACTGATAGAACAGCACCATCCGGCGAATGACAAGCAAGTCCATAAAGAACCAACGAGCATCACCCCCGAACAACGGATCGTCGCTATGCAGTCGTGCGTAGGCAACTTCCAACCTCGCAACCGCCGTGAATGTCTGGCAGCGCAGGGCTTTTCTCATCGCAGAACGAGCGACCATCAGGAGTGCGGATTGGGTCGTTGACAGTGTTCCATTGAGTTCGGCAAGGTTTGCTTCTCTGCGAGCGTCCAGCAACTCAATCGCTGACGTTGCCTTCTTTGTCATTTGGTATAGTTCTCGGTAGGTCATTGTCTCACCTTTCTTCGAGTCGTGAATCGTCTTCGTCCTGGATGTCCGGGCTGATGTGTTCGCCGGATTCAAGGAAATCGGTCTTTGGAACAAATTCAGTTATCGGAGCAAGGTAAATGATTTTCAGGCCGTCAACTACTGTGTGAAAATGCATCCAGCTACCGTCCGGGCCATCATTTACAATCTTGTTATCCCCAGCCAATCGCTTGAAATCCGAAGGGTATTGGATGTGCACACTGTCTGACTGGATTCCCGTCAATCCGTTACCGTAGCGGGCTGCAAAAAGTGCTTGTAGGTCTTTGAGTTCTTTGAGCGTGATGGGTTCCATTGCGTCCTCCGTTTGCGGTTAAATGAATCGGCGTAGTCTCGGTTGAGAACCGATACCCATCGGCACCGCTGACAATGGGAGCAGGAAGCAACTACGCCGAAAGTGTCATAAGTTTCCCCATTGTTCCGCCATTGCTTGAGCGATGCCTTGATACGTGCGCGATCTGTTCTTCCATCTGTCAGGCCCCGGCGGCTCTCTATGCACCCTTGCCACGCGTCCCTCAACGATATTCGTCGGTTTCAATGCTGGTAGGTTTTTGAGCCATAGACAGGTCGCCTTTGTTTCCCCGTGTCCGAATTGCCAAGGCTGAATGATTTGATCTGGCTTTCGGAACCGTGTCGATAAAACGCCTATTGGGTTCTCCCCTGCAATCTTCGGTATGTGGCAACCCATAAGCCGTTTGAATGATTGAATGTCTCTCTTCTGCGCTTCCAGCTTGTCCTTGAACCAACGTGCCCCACTTACCGCCATATTGGTGCAAGGCCAGAAGAAAATCATCATATCCCATCCATTGCAAAGATGAATAAATATATCATCCTGAATATGCGGCCCCGGTCTTTCGCTTGGCAGGTAATCACAGGAGACCGCATCGTGTCCACGTTTCAAAAATTCATCCCTGACTATCCCTGAAAATTCACAAGCTACAAGCACTCTCATTACTCATTTTCTCCATTATGGATGTTCTTTCCCATTGCTTGCCGTTTTGCAATAACGGAGACAACGGCACGAACATTGAGAAAGCGAAAATCCCACTGTCTCAGAAGTTCTGTTTTCTCTTCTTTGGTCATTCTCATTTTGTCGATTGCGTTTTTTGCTTGATCGTGGGTCATTGCGGTGCTCCTTGCGGTGGTGGAGGTTTGTCGCTATCTGCGACTGGTATAAGATAGACCTTTCAGCCGTTAATGTCAAGGATTATTTTATTTATTTTAAGTCATAACACCCTTGTAAACATTGGCTATTTTGACCATAAACAGGCCAGTATATAAGCAAAAACCCCGCCCCAACTTGCGTCAGGACGGGGCAGGAAGGACATCAGGACGATGCCAGCAACATCGGCCCGAAGCCTATTTGAGAAAGTATATCCCCAGCTTAATCAGTATCGCAGTCCACCCACCAATGGCTGCGTACTTCCAATAGGGAGAAAGTTTGTCGATAAATTGCGATGCGTCAATCTGAAAATCAGCGTTGTGAATGAGAGTGTAAGGAGAGTGATTTTGAACGTAACCGTAGAGGATGTCATTCTTTGCCTGCGTGATAGCGACCGTGATTGAATCCCGGCCTGCTATCGTCGCAATCGTGACCGACGATGAATCGAAAAACCCTTGAATCGTCATCCAGGTATCAGTCGTGTCAAAGTATGAAACGACTCCATCCCGATACCTCACCGGAATCCGCACCGTATCTGTCTTGATTTCCATCTTTGCGCTGATGAGCGTCAGTATCTTTTGGTCTTTCGCTTCGATTGCCTTGCGTAATTGAGATGACTTGGCGACGGATTGCATCAAATCGTTATTGATGCTGACCACCTTCGTTGACAGCGAGTCGTTGATCCGCTTCAACGGAAAGAGTGATGCGAGTTCGTTGTTTGCCTGGATGAGATCATTGCGGTGTTCTGCGCTGGAAATTTTCCACCATATGCCTCCGGTGACAATAATTGCCACAAGCAAGGCAATGATAAACAGGAGCATCTTGCTGGTCATAGTGTCCTCAGATAGAATAAAGTTGAGTAGCTTCAAATCTGTGTTTGAGCACCGAAGATGGGTAGGCGACGTTCGAGCCGCCATTCCAATACAATAGCCCTTTCTCAATACTACCGTGTGCAAGGTCTATTTTCTTCTTGATCCACTTGCAGCCCGTCTCTATTTGCAGACCGGGGTTGATACAGTAACCGAGAATGAATGTCGTTGAGTGATACTCCTCTGACGGCAAGGCTCCAAGTTCCCGCAATGATTCACCCATCATTTGCATCACTCCCCAACTCGAGGAGAGAATGACTTTCGTCACTGGGTCATAGTTGCCCTTGTCGATGTATTTGTAGAAAAATCCCTGCTCAAGTCTGATTGAATCGCAGACATAAAGACCTTCACGAGTCCGGCGGGCTTCTTGACGGCACAAGGCAATCAAAAGAAACGGGTCAATATCCTGAGCTTGTCCTTCTTTCTTGCAGAGTGTCCAGAGATCGGCTTCTGAGATATTCATAGCAACCTCCACCAAACTATCAGACAAGTGTAGAACAGCCCGACTATCCAAACGACCGGGATGACCCCGATGAACCCGAGTGCATCTGTGATTGACTCTGATGTGTCGGGTTTGTCAAAAGGATTGTCCACGTAGTAGAACATATCCTCAGCGATTGCAGCACTTGGAAGAAAGAATATCACACCGAGAAAGCGGTTCGTGAAATTCCATACCAAAGCGTCTGCACAAAAAGCGTAGAGAACAAACGTGAGGAACATCGGAATATGATACCCCGCAACGAACACCCACAAGTCCGGCGGGCCGATATGAAAATCCCTGTCACCGAAGATGAACTTCTCCCATCGTGCGATTGCTATGGCAAAGAGGAAGAACCCACCGAGAGCGATCAGCGTGGCAAAGTTCCATTCACTTTCCATCACTTTACCTGTTGGCTGTTGGGAGTCGTTGACAGTTCGTCCTTGTGCATCTGCTCAAACTTGCGGATGATTCCGGTGTTGTTGAGCACCGTGTTGATGACGAAAAGGAGGACTGGAATGATGACGACAAGGGCCCCGCCAGCCATCCATCTGAATCGTTCAAGCACTCCGATACGACCGTTTGTTATCTTTGCCAGTTCTTCGATTTTGCCCAATGTAACGGCCATTCCATCCAGTTTGTTTGTGATGGTTAAGTGTTCCATCTCATTCTGAACGAAGGCAGACGAAAGAACGAATCGGGTTTTGTTTCCTTTTGTAGTCTGATTCATGGCCGTTCTCACGTTTTAAGGTTGAGGTGTGAATTTGTCCATCAGTTTCTTTTTCACCCACGCAAAGAACGGGTCAATGATAAACTTTCCGACATAGTTCCAGAATAGAACCGAGAACGCCATCGTCAGCAGGAAACCTGTCAAGAGTGCCTGCCAATCGGCGAATGACATACCAGGTAGAAATGAAGTCTTGAGCAACGTAACAACGAACGCCGTGATTGCCAATAACCAGTTGCTCGACAATCTCGCCTGTAGTTGATTGAATGCTGAGACGATGAACGACGTAATAATTGCAACGACAAGCAACGTCTGTAACTGTTCACTTGTGAATATGTCCATTGTGTCCTCCTCCTATTTTTTAGCGTTGACCTCATCCAGTTTGCGGTTGATGTCCCGAATAGTAGTTCTCCAATGTTGTTCCGATTGTTCGTCTCAAGTCATCCTGAGCACGAATTTGACTACTTTTTGAGCTTTGTTGAGTCCATTGGGGCAAGCGTCGGATCACCCACCGCTGTGGCGAGTCCGTTGTAAAGCCCAATCATTTCCCTGAGTTGACCGTCATTGTCCAGTATTTCCTGTTGCCGCTTCTGAATGGCATTCTTGATCTGTGCCATTCTCTCCGAGACTTTGGATTTATCCAGTGTGACAGATTGAGCTTTCAGACTGTCCGGCCTTGACTGTCCAAAAGCCAATGAAAAGCACCCGTGAATCATTAGGCCCAAAATGGCGAAGAAAATCAGGGCTTTCAAATGGCTCGTGAGCATTTCTTTCGTTGCTGGTTTCATTGTGTCCTCCCAAAATTAACTTGACAAACATCTGTGAATTAGCTACCTTGCCTATGGACGTAAGCAGAACAACATAGGCTTTTGTTTCATCAACCCGCCATCGCTGGCTTTTCTGTTACGTCCAAGTTGCAACAGCGTTGAGCGGGTTTTTTGTTCGGATAGTCCGCCGCCAAACTTGTGCGCCAGCAAGCGCTTGGAACAGGTAAGTTGTTTTTTGTTCACAAGATTCATCGGAGCAATAGAGTATCCCACCGAGCATCTCAATAGGGCCTCTCCGGGGGGAATCAAAAACCACCGCGAAGATGAAAAGACTCTTTCCGGGCTGGCAGTGAAAAACAAAGAGCACACGGCAAGCGAAGCGAGCCGTCGGCGCTGTTCAGCCGGTCTTTCAATATCTGAGAGGTTCATTATGAAAACCTTATCCTTCATCCTACTCGCTCTCTTAGTCGTTGGATGCTCACTTGAGAATCCGGTGGAATCAGTGCCGGAATGGACACCGACAACGAGCTACTACCTCTCAATAAGTCAAACCGATTTTCCGAGTCTCACAAAGATCGACGTGTATCTCAACTACGTTCTCCCCCAACCAAAAGCCGTGCGCCTTGATGTCGGGCAATTGTCATTCAGTACAGACAACCTCATCATAGTCAACCCCGCCCGTGACGTGAAATATTTTCTGTCCTCGTTTCTGTTTGACAAATCCGTAACGGGACAAATCAGGGTTTTCGTTAAAGATTAGTCCACCACTAATACATTGACCGTTACACCGTTGATTGTGATTGCCCGCTTGTAAACCTGCACATCGTGTACATCTGCGATTGTCGTGAGATATTGTGCATTGGGTGAAAAAGCCGTCTTCGTTCCATAGGCAGATGTGACGTAACCGTTCGCCGCAGACCAAATAGTATTACCGTTAAATGTGTGCGTAGCACCCGTGAACGCTATCGCAGCGTAAGCGCCCGTGCTTCCAGCGGTGAGGGATATGTTTTGATTCGCACCCGATGAAAAAGTAATCGAACCGCTTATAGCTGTTGCATTCCAGTTGGCACAAGAAAAAGACAACTCATCGTTTGAAGAGATGCTCAGGCTTGGATATGACCCAGCAAACGCGTTCACGCTCCCACCATATCCTCCGGCAGTATAGAAATCTACGTAACCATAACCAGTCCCTGACCCAACAAGCACCCTTGCCCCGCTTGCTGTTGTTGTGATCGTTCCTGTTATCGTCGCACTCGACGCCGTCAACACCCCCGCCTCTGTCACCCTGAACGCTGCACTCGAAGGCGTTGCGTGTCCAGCCCAAAAACGAATATCATCCCCTCCCGTTACTGCTGAGGATATTCCAACCGTTCCAGTGGAGGCGGTTAGATTTGTTGCAGCAAGCGTCCAACCACCGATTGTGCCAGAGGTTGCCGTGATTGCGCCTGCCTTTGTAACGCTGAAAGGTGCGCTTGCCGCCGTAGCATTGCCTGCCCAGATGCGGTAGGTTGCGTCTGCGCCACTTAAGATAGCTACGTCGTTTCCAGTGCCTGCGGTAATGGAGGTTGAAGCGGATATTTGCGTTCCCGTGATTGTTGCCGATGCGATTTGAGTTGCTGTAATAGTATTCGCCGCTATCTCAGAGGCCGTGATTGTGTTCGCAACGATGTTACCTGCTGCAATAGTATTCGCCGCTATTTTCGCACCCGTGATTGTTGTGGCCGCGATTTCTGATGCCGTGATTGTCAATGCAGCGATGTTGGCAGCCCTGACCGTGTGTGCTGCGATATCTGGCCCAGAAATACTTCCATCTTTGAGCTTGGTACTGTCCAGCGTCTCGCTTGTTATCTTTGTTCCGTTGATTGTCAGGTTGGCAATTTGAGCCGCGGTGATCGTGAGGTTCGCAATGTTGCCCGCCTGAATTGTTGCGAGGTCTATATTCCCGCCCGTTACCGTATTAGCTGCAATGTTCCCGCCTGCAATCGTGGCTGATGCAATCAAACCACCCGTGATTGTACCAGAAACAATATTCGTTCCCGTGATCGTGGCTGATGCAATCTTTGATCCAGTAACCGTCGCGTTAACGAGATTTGATCCCGCAATTGTAGCTGATGCGATGTTTGAACCCGCGATAGTAGCCGCGGCGATGTCGGTTCCCGTTATTGTAGCGTTCTGAATTTCATTTGAAGTTATAGTCCCCGCCGCTATCTTGGCCGCGGTTATACTGACGTTGGCGATATTTGATCCGTCCAGGGCCATCGTGATTCCACCCGTTGCGGTAAGCGTAGCCACGCCGGACGAATTTACATCGATTGTAAACTTCTGCCCTGAATTATATCCAAATGTCGCCTGAGTCCCGCCTATATTCAAAACGGATAACACGCCGGTTGAAGTGACATTCCCCGCCGTGTTGATCCCACCGCTCCCAGTGAAAAAGGAAGCGCCGTCGATAGTCTTATTACTCAAGCGCGACCCGATGTATGCAGATTCTACGGTATCGCCTTTCCACGCCGCGTTGATGAAAGACGTGTCCGAGTTCTCAAATATCTTCGTTGCTTGATAATACCAATCGGTGAAAAAAGTCACGTCATTGCCAAAGGCAGAGGTTCCCCCAACGTTGAATAGGGCTGAGTAGGTTGTGGTATCGCTCAAAGCCGATGGAATATAAACCTTGACCCCAGCCGTATCGGTGCGAATGAAAGTAGTCCTCACCCATCCGCCAGCTGTGCCCCCCGCGCCACCTCCAGATCCGCCTTGAGCCAAAGAAACGCGTACGCCTGAATTGCGTGTGAAGTAGAGTGAGTCACCCGACATTTCCAATGCGCCGACTTCGGGAGAGGTAAGGAGTGTTCCGTTGGTAAATTTCATCGGGCCCGTGCCTGCCGTTGCCGTGCCCGCTGGGAGTTCAAGCCATGCAGTAGGAGCCGAGATACTTGCGGCTGTCCCAAGTTTTAATCCAGTCCCCCACAAGGCGAGCGGAATGGTCGCGGTTACTGTTCCTATTGGCGTTACTCTAATTTGCACTCTTGTTCCGGAAGCCGTAGTTGTGAAGGTCTCGGCTGCAACCAGCTCGATGGAAGCGTTGGTTACAGACGAGATGGTTGAATTGTTTTGTCCGCGGAATCCGAGTTGAACCTGGTCACCCGCAAGCACCTGAGTTGGCGAGGCAATGCTTCCGCGCGCCACTCTCCATATCTGCCGAGTCACCGCCAGGCCTGAGCCGGTATAGGTGGAAAACTGAGTCAAGACATTTGCGGCTCCGGGAGCCGTGTATTCCTTTGTTATTTGAACCGTGGCAGTATTGTTTACGCCGCCCAAAGATACCGTCCCGTTTGCCAAAGCCCTCACGTGAGATTTTACCGTATCAAGCCCCTTTGACATTGCCTCAATGCCTGAGTAGATATCAGTCTCAGAGCGTCCGAGTGAACGGGCACGGAGCAACAGGCTGAAAGCATCGCCGGACTTCCCACGATAAAGACTCAGCAAGATAGAATCGCCGCGAGTAAGTGCCTGAAGCGAAGTGTAGTTTGTCGTTGTGTCTTTGAGATGTTGTGGTGTTGTCCATTCTGCGCGCGGCCTGATAGTCTGACCTGAAAGACTACTGACAAAGAGAAGCAAGAGAATGAATTTTTTCATTTCGCCACCGCGTAGATTGCAAAGTTTGCCCAGAGTTTCCCATCTGATGAAGTCACATATCCGCTTTCTGGAAAAGTTGAGAATGTCAGGTCACCCGCCGAGACTGTGGAAGAACCAACCGGATAGATAGCCCCCGAACCGCTGGAAGCCAAGATGGAAATATAGAAATCGTGAGTTACCGAATTGAACGAAGGGAACGATTCTCCGTTTTCCATTAAGACAAGTTTCCCTGAATTGGTAGTAAAGGATTCCGGGCTTGCCTCGGTTGCATCCTGTGACATCTCAACTGCTAACTTGATATACATATCGCCCTCTGCCGAGATTCCATCCTGCCATTCATAAAACTTGTGCTCATCCCAAAACTTGACCGTGAAGGCTCGGTTGTGTTCGCAGTCATAAAGCCATTCTGAGATGAGAGTCTCATCGGTTTTCCCTTGAGAAATGTAGGCCCCGTAGACAAACAGTTTGACCGAAGCGATGAACCAGGAAGTAAGAAACCGCATCGAAAGATCGTCCATCGTCGGGTTAAATGTAATCTCAATCGGCTCTTTGAAAAATCCGTCAACCTGTTGGTCAAGATTGCCATTGAGATAATCATGAGTGATCGCATTGAGCCGGAGTCTATCTGGTTCATCAATTCCTTTGAAACTGAGAGCCTCGAATGTCTTTGAGTAGGTAAGACCTGATTCGGTATATAAGAGGGTGACTTGCACATCTTACTCTCTTGTACCAAAATTCAAAAAGGCAAATTCACCAAATAGCTTTTGGGCTTCTTCATCATAAACCCGGGCCGCCTCTTTTTCATCACAAAAAACGCCAAGATGAATTTGCTCCCCATTATGCTGGACGGCTACTTTCCATTTATGTGCTGCTCGACTCCATGATACTCCCTTGTATTGGCTTGATCCACCTTTTGAATTTCTCATATTTTGGAGATTTTGACTTGGACTACAAATTCTAAGATTATCTCTACGGTTATCTAATCCATTGTGATTTTTATGATCTACACAATTTCCTTCTCTGGCATTCATAATCCTGCGATGCATCCGTTCTCGCCAATGACTTCCATTTTTATATATATCGCGCACCGCATAAGAACAGTATCTCCCGGTAGATGCTTGCCATTGATATTGCGATAAATCTTCAAAGTCTTCATCGTCAACGAGCGCGACCATCCCGCGAGTTAAAGGAATCGTTTTCATATCATGCCTCACAAAATGGAAATGCCCAAAACCGCGTTGAGTCGTCAGTGAAGGAACGAGTCCCACGCTGCAACGGGCTTCGGGCAATCCATAAAAAGAAAATCCTTCACCAACGACTGAGAACATGATAAGCCTTTTTGTTCTAATTATCAAATATCGTCACACCGGGAATCCAGCCGCAGCCGTGAATATCGAAGCCTCACGCAACTCAAGCGTCAGCATTCGAGCGAGTTCAGTTTCAAACGCCCACGTAAACTCAAGTTCGTTTGTCGAGATGACGTGAATGTGAGAAGCGGCGGCGGGTGCAGTTTCCACCCGATATGCCGTCACAGTCCCGCTATCAAGATACGTCACATCGGTTGTGTAGTCATACAAATAGTATGTCCCGCCTACCGCAACCTTACGATAGATTTTGTAGCCCCTCGCCCCTGATACCGCAGCCCAAGAAATTCGTATCTGGAGATTGGGTTCTTCTCCACCCGCCCCAGCTTCTCTGCTTACTTCGTTTGAGCGTTCACTGTGTCCAATGACATCGATAGCACAAACGCGGTAGTAATAAGTGACGCCACCCGTTAGTGAACCACCTGCCCCGCCAGTTGCTACCGAAACCGTTCCGATGGTTGCAAGTGAACGCAATTCTCTATCCGGATCAAGCCACCAATCTACAACCTTACGCCGTTGCAGCACTGTCATCGTCTGGAAGTCAATGCTAATCTCCCGACGACCGCCTGCGATCTGTTCCGCAAGCGAGCCGTCGAGAAGTTCGTGAGTCACGCCAAACTTGGACAACCTGTCCGGCTCTGATGCACCGTGAACAGCCAGCACGTCAAGCGAGATTGCTCTGGTTGCCGTATAGAGACTTGCTTGGTCTGCCATCGTTACGCCTGAGTGACTACTGCAGCAAAGGATGAATTGAGAATCTTGCCCTTGTGTGTGAATCTCAAAACTCTCGGCTTGTCCATATCGCCGTTCGTCTCGAAATTGGTGTGAATACCAACCTGATTGTCGAGCGTGAACGTCACCCCGTCGATCATCGCAATTATCAACTTGATCGCGATGGGAGTCATGTTGTCTTGCGAAAGTAAGTCGGCGTTGAGCGTTGCCATACAATCAGCGTCGATTGATATGTCCATTGTCTTCGGCAAGAAGCGTCTGATGCTATCAACGAATGGGAGCATATTGAACGACATTTTGATATTAGTCACCGGGGCGATCGTAACAGGGGAAGCCCCACCAGCCAAGTCAAGGGTCATCGTTGAAACACCGCAAGAGCGAATCTGCGCCATTTGAGGATTGCCGCCGTCCTTCGTTGCCGTGTAAAGTCCAATTCCGCCGACTCCAAGCGTCCCCATGTAAGTTCCACTAACAGCCGTTGATGCGAAATCGGTGTCGATCAAGCTTGGCGTGTAAAGCTGTATGATTGCCGCAGTTGAACGGAGGATCGTCCCTTGGAATGACAACTCAATGTATCGGTTGTCTTCCGGGGTTCCGTCTGCCATAAGATTTGACGTGCATCCTACCTGAGCATTGGTAACGTAAACCCACCCTGCGCTTGCGACCGATCCGGTTGTTATGGCCACAGCGTCAGCGAGTTTGAACAGGAATGAATTTGACCCGTTGCAGATGCTGTCGATCAAGTCCAATTCAGTGTTCGATGATTGCATCATCCGGCACTTTGCCGTGAAATCCAAAGACCCGATCGCTAAATTCCGTGTGAGGGAATCCGGCGAATTGAAATCCTCGACGTTAAGAACCCCCTGAGCGATTGCTCCGAGCGTCTGCCATTTCTCCGAGCCTGTCTTGATATAGACCGACAGAAAAACAGCAGGATTGATATTGGCGACACCGCCAGTAAAAGCAGGAAATGGCATGATTGTTTCTCCTTATGTTAATCCTCTTGCTGCCACTCTATTGTCACCTCGGCACTCATTGCCTTTTTAGTGACTGAGTTTGCGAAATAGTAAACATCTGAGCCAAGGGTATTTATCTTTGTGCGTTTCATTATGATAAGATGAGCAAATGAAGTCGTTGCACCATCATTTGCCTCCATCCGTCCGTAGGTTCTCATAATCGTCGTGAAGTAGCGAATGAACCTCTCGTATTGATACGAACAAACCGCCCGTTGCATATTTAAGTCATCAGCCACGGCGTAACCCGACATTGCCGGTGGTTCCGCCGCCGTGCTGTAATACTCCACACCATCAACGTATTCTACGTCCTCGCCCGCCACTCCTGACCAAGCAGCAACGGAACGGTTTGCTTTCCCGTTCGGGGCAGCTACAACACCGGGATTAGCAATGAAGATGCACTTTGCGTCTAAATCAAAATTGACCCGTGCATCGGCTTCACTTGTTATGACAAGAGGATCATAAGTTGTAAGAACTGGTCGGTATTTCTTTGACACCCATGCATATTTTGTACTGTCAATTAGGTCTGTTGCTTTTGCTGCATCACCAATCACTTGTTGCGAGAAGCTTATCTCTGATGTTTTCTCACGACTTGCGAACGTCAATTCGCCCGTGTAAACGTCGTGACGATACATTAGTTTGATTAGATGCCGTGTAGTGACAGCATCGTATTCCATCCGCATTATGAGTCCGAGATTCGTCAATAGATCGGAGATAAGTGCCTGCATTGATCCATAATACCCCGTTCCGTCAGCCTGCTGTGCAAGACAATTTGTCCCTGCTGTATCGAAGTATTGACAAAGCGAATAAACTGGGCCGATAGGATTCGAACAATACTTTACCGGAACATATATCTCATCCACGTTGTAATGAGCTGCCACGACGACGTAATTCATCTCCGGTTGTGTTCCGTAAAGCAACTCCACGTTTGCATCCCACGGTGGCACGAGTGTCCCGTAATCGGCGTTGAGTCCAGAAGCTTTCAGGATACAGGCGAACAACTCTGTGACTTTGATAACGTGAGTCGCAACATCGACCGTAGGTGCTGCAAGTTCAAGGTCGTAGCATTTTGCCACGACCTCTGCAACGAAATCATCGATTGGGGTATCGAATAGCTTCTTAGACATCGTGATAAGAGAGAACGAAGCTGTGCGTATTCTCGTTGTGCTTACGATTGCAGACTCCGACCAAGCGACCGTTGGCTTGTCAACCGTGCCGAAGAAAAAGTAAGTGCTGTCAAGGTATAGCTTAATCCAGCACTCACCTTGTAAGACTTTGAACCAGAAACCCTCTGGCGTTCCGGCTGCTGAATGATCGTCTCTAACACTAAGTGTCAAGTTCTCAATCTCTGACACTCCAACCGTTACGTTGGCTTTCTCCGTCAAGTCACCGATCTCAAGAATCGTCTGTATTGTCGGAGCGACCACACCGTCAACGGCAAAGTCATACTCAGAGTAAACTGTCACCGCAAATGTTCCGTTTACCGTAACGACGCTTGGAAGTGAATAGGTATGTGCATCTGCTGTTGTCACGCTATACCGCCCCCGATACGTTTTCTACTATTCGTCCTGTTCCCGATCTCCACTCTCACCGCAAGCCCTGAGTTTGATTCTATCGGATGCACAGAGACTGAGGGATTGATTGACATAGACTGAGAACCGTAACGCCCGGCCTGACCCACTGAATTGATGGGTGAGATTCGTTCCGGTTGCCCGTTCCAAGCAATCTGATATGGACGACCACTTTTCATACCTACGCCTGCCACTGGTTCCGTGATTGTCCCACCGCTGTCGAAAATCAGAGCACCTAAAGCCGTGAAGATATTCCCCGTTGCCCCGGCTGTCAGAAGATTGGCAATCATTCCAGGTAATGCCGTCAGGGCAGAAGTTGCAAATGTTGAGATCATTCTATCGAGCAAACTGTTACCAAGCCCAAATGCCTGTGCAAATCCCTGAGCAAGATATGAAGTCGCTTCTTGAAAACCGTTCTGCATCGAATCCGTCAGACTATTGACAGCTATTTGAGCTTGAGAAATCCCTGCGGTCATCGGTTCAATAAGTCCGACGTTGGCTGCCTTTTCAATTCCAGCGACTTTCCCCGGTTTGGTTTCTTTCCCCAGCCACCGCTTACTCAATCCTTCGGCTATTTTCTGTTCCCCGGTCTTTTGGAATAAATCCCAATACTTCTGTAACCAAACGACTCGCTCCTTTTCATAGTCTGCAAGCTCCTTTGCTACTTTGGCTTGGTCTTCCATCTCCTTTGTAAAGGGTGGAACCATTGCACCGCTTGCGAACCATTCTGTTGTACTTGTCAGTTCCGGTCTCTTGGCACCCCCAGGAAGTCCCCCCTTGATGAACCCCTTCTCCTTCGGCGGGCTGAAAAGAAGTGTAAGAGGATTTGTCAGAGCGCCGAGCAACTTCACAGCATCAGTCCATGAAATGCTTGCATCCTTCAGCGAGTTGGTAAGATTATTGACGGCAAACGTCATCGTATCCCAGACAGGAGCAAGAATACCGGCCCCGCTTGAGAGAGTATTGAAAAGATTATCAATCGAAGTATTGAGTCTGTCGATCGAATCCTGAGTCTTTGCCGTTGCCCCTGCAAATTGATCCTGTTGCATCCCCGCCTTTTCGAGAAGCATCGTCATAAAGGCAACACGCTTCTCGTTCTCGCTCAGTTTGTCGGAAGTCTTTCCAAGTGTCCGGGCGTAACTTGCCTCGGCGTCTTCCATCGAAAAGCTATAACCAAGCGCCAATGCCGCTCGTTTTCCAGCTCCAAGTTCTGCACGGAGAATCAAATGCAATACTTCTTCGACCTTCATTCCAAGCAAGTCAGCCCGTGCCTCTGCAAGTTTGAAAATCTCAGGCATCTTTGCGAAGTCAGTTCCGGCAAGTTTGAATTGGACGGCATTTTGCAGAAGTATGAGTTCAGAGACTTGATTGCCTGTTGCTTCCGTCAGTTGTCCAAGAATACTGACTGCGTTCTTGCCTTCTTTTGACGCAAGTACTTCGAGTTGATTGCGGAGCATTTCGACCCTTGCCCCAGCGACGGCGAAATCTTTGAGCTTGTAGATTGCAGCAGTCAAGCCAACAACAAGACCGGCAACACCTAATCCTGCGGCAGCTATATTGAGATTAAACAGTCGTGAAGCACTTGCCCCGGAATCTGCAGCATCTTTATATCTCGTCGCAATCATATTCGACAAGTGATTGAGCTGTTGCCCGGTTTTTGTTGCTGCAAGACCACCCATTTCCATCACCGAATGGAAACTCCGCAATCGTTCACCAAGAGTGAAGTAGGAAGTCATCATCTTGGCGTGAGTCGATTGGGCAAGTTTTGCAGCTTCATTATTGTAATCTCTCATTGTCGCGATGTTCTTGCCCAATTCATCACGAAGCTTACCGGGATCGGTAGCTTTGAAAGCCGCATTCATTGCCTTTGTGACTTTAGCAACCTCATCAATCGATCCGCCCGTTGTATTGAGCTTCTTAATGAGGTCGTTGATGTCCTTCTGACCGGCAAGCGTTATCGAAATATGGAGGTCATTATCAGCCATTACTTTGTCTCAAATTGTTTTGCCTTTGCCCAAGCATCATATTGACTAAGATAGAACCACATCAAAGCATCTTCCACTGTCCACTCCTTCAAAAACTTGTCCCGTTTCGTTCCGTCACCGTCTGAGAGTTGATAAAGCAAGAACTCAATACTATATGCGCTTGGTATAGGATCGACTTTCTTCCCCGTCTTGAATCTTAGGAAGTCTCGTTGGGCTTTTCTTGTCCTTTTTGTGTCTCCCCTTCCCAGACGAAAAAACTTTGTATAATCCCGACGATCTCAACCATCGTAACCGCATTAAACCTGAGAGCCTTTGGCAGATAGCCGAACCATCCCAAGAACTTCCACAGAAAAGACTTCTCGAATATGCTATTGCAGAAATCCCGCCACAATGTTTTGAATTTCTTATACTCCGCATCCCCTTCGAGCATTTTCTTGAAGTCCAATGCTGCGAACTGTTTTTCATAGTCGTGTTTCAGCAGTCCGATGTAGGCTTCAATGGTTGGCTTAACGAACTGAAACTCCTTGCCTCCGACTGTGATTGTTCCCTCTTTGCTGGTCATCGTTTCCTCGCTGGTATGGTTGTTTTGTAAATGAACCCGCTGAGCATCTCTTTCAGCTTTGATTTGTCCTCTTCCTGAAAAATAAAAGCCCTACGTGCAGGGATAGTCGGTTTCAAAGTCCTACCGACTTTCATCAAGGCCATAAATTTCCACATCTCATTGCCGGTTAGAAAAAACATACGCCAGAAAAAGAGCTTTGACTTCTCTGTAACCTTCGGCCTCGGTTTTGCACCAAACTCATTTGCATAGTCATAGATTTTCGGATTATCAATACCCGCCTTAGCCCAATCTGTCCCGCTTGACTTGCGGATTCTTGATACCGTGCTGCCTCGGAATGACGGGATATAGTTTCCTACTGGAGTTACTTTCTTCGGCCACTTCTTCGGTCTGCCGCCTTCGTTGAAATTCCGAATCAACGAGTTATACATCAACTCGCTTGCCTGTTTCATAATCTCAGGCCAACTTACTTCTTTGAAAGCCCCAAAGTTATGTTCGATCTTAATGTCGATCACGCAAGTAGCCTTATAGCATAGTCAGATTGATAAATCACAATCCCGGGAAGGTTGACAATAAGAATCTCATCCTGTCCACCTGTTTCGTAAAGCGGAGACAATGGATTAAATTCTGACGTTGAGATTGCCGTCCCTGACATTGCAGTATAGCCGGGCAAAAGCTGTGAGGTCATATACGGGACTTTGCCGTGCAGGTCGTCAAAGCAAGCTGCCAGCATATCGTAGGCACTTCTGACGGCCTCCTCAGTTTTTCTCAAAGACTTTGCTCCGGTGAATATCCTGAACGTCAGCGTATGGATGTATGTCTTGCCGCTCGAGTCTCTGTTGGCTTTCTCTCCCACCCGGCCTTGATACGAGACATAACAAAACGGCAACAACCGGACAAAGCCCTGCATATATTCCGGGTCAAAGAACATTTCCGGACTGACTTGTCCGGCGTAGGTATCGACTGCTACGCTTGAGAAGTTCGTCGTATCGGCTTCAAGCGTTGCAATAATTTGGTCTTCAATCTCAGATACTTTGTATCTCATTTGATTCTCACGTAATAGGCAAACATCTCTTTGGACTTGTCACCCTCTGGATTCCCCGCCTCTTCATTCCAAACGCTAATCCGCCGTTTTAATCTTGGCAACCACCAATCGATTCCCTCACTTGCATCGTAGTCGATCAATTCTCCGCTTTGATTTTTTTTCCCGCACCGGAATTTCATCTGCCATAGAGGCCAGAAACTTTGTAACCAAGCGATAACGTTTCTTATAGGCTTTCTCAAAATATCAACCATCGATTTCTGTAACGGGGGAAGTAATTCGTAATATGACGGAATCGGTCCTTCCTGCCATTCACTAATAACTTTATTCGGTGGGCATATTGGTTTGGCTGGTTTCACTTTGTCCTCCCATTAGTATTCATACATTCCGTTGTCGGTGTCGTTGAAATCCACAAGCGGCGTAGTCTCTGCATTAGTGAAGTCTGCTACCGTCGTCGCAAGCGTAGCCGTTGTGGGTAGATTGACCTTCCCCTCTCCGATATCCTGAAGCTGTTGCATTGCGTCCTTGTTTATCTCAGTCCATGCTTTCGGTATTTCCATATTGACCGGGCGTCGTTGCATTGCCTTGAAACAGGCGAGGTCTGTAGCGATGTCCTTGATTAAGTCCGGGACGGTCGTAAAGGGAACGGTATAGAGTATTCCGCATTTAGAATCTATCAAAGTATCAACGTCAGTCAGTATCGAGTCCAGCACAACGGCATCACCGATTGTAGCATTTGCCGTGTCGTTGGTCAACTGCGCCATCATCGTGCGGGAAATCTTGCGCTCAATGTCTGTGAAGGTGCAATAGTGAGTCTGGACGATAATATCGACTTCTCTTGCCGTTAGCACTGCATCGCCGCTTGCAGTTATCGTCACTGCATTGATGCTTGTAACAACCGCCGAGACGATATTGGTCATTGTCGGAATCAAGATACTTGAACTTGCCACAGGGCTAAAGGCACTTGCCAGCGTCCCGACATAGACGCCTGACCCGGTGCGTGTCCAGACCAAAGCACCAAGAGAATTAACCAGTTCCGTCGCTACGGGTGCATTCGTACTCGTCTGTGTCAGTGTTGCGATATAGATTTTATCAGCCATCACTTCCTCACTTGGACAACAGCGATAGTATTCGTTTCATAGGGCTATCTTCCAGAATTGATCTTGACGTTCGTCTTTTTCATCATTAGGATTGAGACCTTGAATAAGTCTGCTCATTGCTTTCGCTTTCTGTTCGATTGTCAGCGTATATTCGTGATACAATGACTTTCTGAATCCTCGTTCCTTGAATATGTCCTCGAATGACTTGAACGCCAGTCCGAAACGTGCGATGTTCTGCGTCAAAGCAAAATCGTCTACCAGGTGCTCTGCTGTCATTCCGAAAGACTTCTCTGCGGGTGTCGGGGTGATTCTTGCCATCGCTTGAGCCGGAGTCATATCCAATGGCCTCCACAAGTCCAGACACAGTTTCGATGCGACCATAAACCAGTTGCCCGGTGCAATGTATCGTCCGTTTCTGAGGTTGTATTCGTCCGGCCTGAAGCGGATATGAGACACGTCCGATGAGTGAAAGGCAACCGTCCCCATTGGCAGGTAGATCGTGAAGTCCGGGCACTCGGGATGAATAAGACAGTCGGAATCCACATACAAATTCCAATCCGCCTTGTGTTCCTGTGCGAGGTCGTGAATCTGGAGCTTCTCGTATGTCACCGGCCAATCGGGAAACTTGCGCTCTGTGATTGTGTGAATCTCCGCCCCGATCCGCTTTGCATAGAGGTTGATATATGGGTAGGTGATTCGTGTAACCTCCGGTGCATACTGACCGATGTTCAAGAGGTAAATCATTTTGCTGGTTTTCACGTTGTCCTCCGTTAGTGAATGGGGAAACCCTCCGGCTTCCCCATCCGAAAAGATTATACGATAGACAATGCCATAGTCCCCGTGCCAGCAGCCGAAGCTGCAGCGGTCGTGAACCACGTATCGTTGTTCGCACCAACAGCGGAATAGCCGACCGAAGCACACCGGTCAAGCAACAGTCCGAGGTTGTTCGGTGTCGCACCGATGATGATGGTCGCAATCGCCGTCTGTGCCCCTGAGTTCCAGTTAAGGAACTTGCAACGGTCGAAGACGATAAAGCCTCCAAGCGTTGCGGCGTTGGTAATCAGAATCGCGCCTCTGGTCGTTGTGGCAGAATACGAGATGAAGTAGCAATCCGTAAAGAAGTTCTGCCCAATCTGAGTCGTTGTGATTCCAAGCACCAAGTTGCCATTCGTCGCTGCACGGATGATACCGTTCGTTCCGAAGTAACACCGGTCGAAGGTGCATTCCGAAGCCGATAGCGTTAGGTCGTTCGCTGTCGCTGCCGCCGCCGGGGTTGCATGATTCGCACCCAAGAAGTGACAGTTGACAAACGAATTTCTGTTGGCTGTGACTTTGACGCATCCAACCGCCGCCACATCCGAGCCGCCATTGACGAAATAGACGTTCTCGAAATGGTTGTTCTCTCCCTGGATGTCAACCAGATATGTCAGAGCGAGCGATGCCGTAGCGTTCGCTATCCTTGCACGGCTGTTGTATCCGGTGCGAGAAGCGACACCAAAGACCGTAATGCAGGTCTTTGTCCATGCAAGGGCCGCCGTGAGGTAAGAGGTTGTTGCGGCTGACGTGGCCCCTCGGCTGATGAGAGCGATACCGTCACCGGCCCCGGTCGTGCAGGCCGTGTAAGCAGTTAAGAAATTCGCAAACGCAGTATCAGGCGTCAACCCGTCATTCGATGCACTTCCTGACGTAGGGTCGACAAAGAACCACACGCCCCTGATGAATGGAAGACCTATTGCGAGTTGTTTTGCTTCTGCCGCCGATTGAAGATCGACAGCAGCAGTTGTATTGAGAGTTCCCATTGTATTTGTCCCTCCCCGTTAGGCGATTGAATAAATAAGGACGCCCGCTTCATTGGCCGTTACCGCTGGCGTGAAGAAGTGCTGTTGGTCGTAGACCATTGACTTCGTCTGATTCTCGAAGTAAGACTCCACGATAGGAGAGTTCATACGAACCCAGGTATAACCAAATGCTGGCTCAATACCACTGCCTGCGCCACGAATCAAGATTCCGAAGTTGTTCGACTGCACGGAATCCCACAAGAAAGCCTTCGTCAGTGAAGACTTTCCAACTCCGCCATCAGAACCAACCGCAGAGCCGACACCGTAGACCGCTCCGCCGATTAAGACTTCATCGACGTGGAGCAACTGCGCTGCGGCTTGTGGCGTCAACTGTGACGGCGCAATCGGAGATCCGCCGTATTTGATGCGCTTGAGGACTGAAGCATTGTTGATGAACAGTGTCCACGCACCCCAGGAGAAAAAGGCCACGTTACCGAAGCGTCCGTTTTTCTTGAGGATAAGTTCCTGTGCGTCCCACGCTTTCTTGACCGGATCGCCCGTTGTTCCCCACGCATAAGCAGCACCGGAAATGTAATGACCCGATGCGTAGTTCGTCGTGGTCGTGCAAGCTACTGCTTGGAGGTATTCACGATAGAGATTGATCCGGGCCGTCACGGTGAGAATCTTGCCGTTGACCAACATCTCAGGAGCACCGGCCCATTCGTTCAAGTCTTCTTGCGGAATCGCTACGCCCTCGGCGTATTGATCGATAGAAGCTGTGACATATCCGGTTTGCATATTCAGGCGTGCGATCTTGCCGCCTGCCATACGCTTCATGTCACCGGAGATAACAAAAGCCTCTTGACCGAACGCAGGGAATCTCCCTGTTTGTTTCGGCATTGTAACTGGAGTTAGAAGTTTGTCACCGATTAGCTCGGCATTGGTATAGCCTTTGACCAGGTTCGTTGAAACGGGGTCACTTATTCGCAGAAGTGCTTGCGTCGAGTCCGATGCGAACTCTTTCACTTCCAGAGCGCCTTGAGGATTGCGGGCATAATAGATACTCATGTTCGTTCTCCTTTAGGCCGTTTTGCCATCGTTGAGGAAAAGGCTTACCAACACGGTGTCGTTAACGACTCCCCCCGTGATTGCTTTTCCGATAGGATAACCTGTAGAGAGGTTTGTAACGCCTGCGCTTGTCGTTGCTGTCGAAGTTCCATCGATGTTCGCATAGACCGCCGTTGAACAAAGAACCTCAACCTTGCCGCCCTTTGTGACTGTTCCGGTCGCAATGATTTCTACGATCCCCGGAGGAAGTTTCACCGTCGCATTGTCGCCTGACTTGGTGTCGGATTCAATGACTCCGAATACCGAGTTCGCGGCATTAGAAACGGCTGCACCGGCTGCGGTAATGAGACTCTTGCCCGCAAGATTTGCGGTCGTAGTCACAGAAACCGTAGCAGGCACCCAAAGATCACCACCTACGTTGTTGCCCATGATTGGACTCCTTGATGAATTGTGAATTGATTCTGTGTCTCTGTCGATTGCTCGGATGCTGGAGTCCGTTCAAAGACGATACAGAGTTACAGCGTGATACTAAAACTTGACTTGTCCCATTCCTTCGAGATATACCGCACGAGCGACCTTGTCGCCTTCGGTTCGGCAATCTGCAAACTCTTTGTCCGTTCCGTGTGCCTTGACATAGGCGGCCGCCTTTTCGAGCTTGCCCTCTGGAAGTTTCGGCTGTTCGTTCAACTCCTTCACCTCGCCCAACGGGACGATACCTGCCACATACTTTTGCTGGAATGACTTCAATGCTCCCGGCGTTGTCTTCGCAAGGTCGAGCATAATCTTCTCGTCAACCTCTCGCATCGCCGGGGTCATTCGGTTCTCCTTGATTGCTGTTTCACAAAATTGTTTAACCTCTGCTACCTGTGCCTCTGTTGTTGCTGTGGCTTCTGCTGCAAGTCGTGCCGTCTCTGCTGCTGCCTTTGCAGTAGTTTCGGCGGCTTCCTTGTCCTGGAACTCTTTGAGCAAAGCATCAAGAGTGGTTATTTTGTCTTGATACTCTTTCTCTTTCAGGGCATCCATATCTGTTTCCTTTCGTTTGTTGAATAAACCTGTGAGTTTTTCCTTGAATTGCTTCCATCCTCGTTTCTCGGACATCTCGCCCTTCGATTCAATCTGTTCGATTTTCTTCAAAAACTGCTCATGCAGGTTAAGGGCTTGACACATATCAGCCTGCATTTCCCACAACTCTGAGGCCATCTTGTCCGGCTCCGTTCCGTCAACTAACATTTTCTCAATCGTCTCCAAGAACTTCATACAGACTTTTGAGAGAGAGTCGAAGGTATCGTCAACCGCAAGGGCTTCGATACCGTCAAGCGAGAACTCAACTACCTTTGATTCCTTCATCTCGGAGAACTGGAGAGCAATCTCCCGCAAGGCTTCATCGTTGCCCGGTAGTCCCTTGACAGCAGGGGGAGCGGCTCCTAACATTCCAACAGCGAGAACCCGTTTGTTGTCCTTTGTCAGTTCTATGCTGCGTTGGGGATAGAAGCCTTCCCTTATCCATTCAGCCAGTTTGTCGTTGAACTCGACTCCCATTGCGATGAGGTCGTGACCGACACGCTTGAGACCTCCCATAATCCGACCAAACACCGGAATGCGTGTGTGCCCTTTGTAGTCCGATGAATGTCCGATGATGAAAGGTATCGGCTCATCAGCGTTGAATGACCGGGCCATATTGTCAAGGTCGGACTCGGTATAGGTCTCACCGTTCCACGTCCCGGCTTTGAATATCACAAGGTCTTTAGCTCTGTTCATCTTCGTTCTCCTTTGGTTCAATCTCTGGTTTCTTTCCAGCCTTTACACCGGCCTTTACAGCTATGGCCAAACCGTTATTTGAGATGCTTGGCGTAATTGTCGGATTGAGATTCAACGGCTTCTTTCTCGTTATCGTGTAGTTGAACTTCGCTGACAATTCATCTTCGGGTATCTCATATCCGGCGCTTGAGAGCTTTGAAACAATCTCTGCCTCTTGCAGCAAGTCCTCCGGGTCTTCAAGGTCAAAGCGGAATCTCGGATACCCGTCTACATTTGCAAAGTTAAAATCCACCAGCCACGGGATGAGCGTCTGATTGAGCGTTGACTCAAGTCCGTGTGCTCTGAATACGTCCCTTGCGTTCTGTGTTGCCTGATGGACAGTCCCTAAAGCCTGAGTGCCCTTGCCTGAGTCCGAGCCTGACTCTGAGGTAAGAGTTTGACCGTTGTAAGCCTTTGCAATCTGATCATCGACAGTCCTGATGAAGTTCTGATATGTCTCTGCATTTCGAGCGCCTTGTTGTGCTTCAGCCCAAATGATTTTGAAGTTCTCAGGAATGCGACCAAAACAACCACTGCGAATCTGTTTGGCTATCGCAAGAGCTTCTGCTTTAGTTTCTTTGTTCGCTCCTACCGGGTGTTGAACTATGGGACTGCTCGAAGATGCAACTTGAAGATTCTGTAACCAGAACTTCATCGCCGTTCGCTTGAATATCCACATCCAGTATACGGACTGATCAATAGCATCACCGAAAGGATTTTCCCATTGAGCAGAACAACGGTGAACGATGAACTTCTTATCCGGTAACAAATGACCGTAGAACGGATTTGTGATGTCTCTGATCTTCGGCTCACGTGTCGATGCGTCAAACTGGAAACGTCTCTGAGGACGGTTCAGTATCTTGTCAACGAGCACGCCTTCGGGTGTGATCTTCCAGACAATTTCAGAAGCAGCGAACCCCATCCCAATAGCACCCAGAAGATTGTAAAGGTGCTGCGAGAAGTATCCTGTATTGAGCAAGGCATCACGGACGAATGCGGCTATTGCTTCGTCTCTTGACGTTGCCTTCTTTGATCCTGGAACGAGATGTGATTCAATGTCCCAAGCCATTCCAGCAACATTCAACTTTGAAGAACCTAATACAGCGACAATGTGAGGGTCTCGCTCAAGCTCTGCATACAGGTCATACCAAGCAAGTTCTTGATAGACCTGAGAATTGAGCACCCGATCAAAATTTGTAAATACACCCTCTCCCGGCTTGTTGACTGATGCTTGTCCGATATACTGACGGATGTAATCAGTAAGAGCCGAGGCCGTTTCGGACTGCATAATCGATACCAGCTCACCGTATTCCGGGAGCGGTTCGGGTTTCTCAAGCTGGTTAGATGGAGAGCGTCGTTTGGCCATTTTATTTCTCAGTAGTTACTCGCTATCGTGACAGCTTCTGATTCTTCAAACTCAACATTCCTTACGTCTTCATTCGTCAAGTGCTGGTATGCCTTGCCCCAATGAGTGAACATCGGATACCTGACCGCATCAGGTGCATGAGAGAATGAGTGTATTGGCTCATCCAAAGTCTTCCCGTTCTTGTCCACTTTCCATTTGTAGTTTTTGAAGTCCTTAATCACGTTGACCGAGCGAGCCGTGATGTGCAAGTGATAGCCCTTGACAGTCTCAATGCCGAACATCACCGAGTCCTTCGACTTGTCAGCCGGATGAATGTTAAAACCCTCACGGTAGATGACTTCGATTGACTCAGGGTCTGCGCTGTCTGCATACTGCTCTTTCGTCCTCTGTTCTTCAGGTATCAACTTCTTGAGCACCGGGATGAAGTCCTCTCGTATCATTCCCCGCTCATAGAGCATTTCATCCAGGTATACATCACGACCAATGCGTCCGAGCTTCACGACTACCTTCGGATCGTTGAAACCAAAGTCCAGTCCAAAGAGAATATCCGAGCAATCAGGGAAGTCCGGCACGATGTCCCAGTTCTGGTAGATGAGTCCGATTCGTTTACCCCTCAGTCCGAGGCCATAGATTTTCCAGTATTCCGGGTCGTCTTGCTCAAGGCTTTCGATTTCATCAATGATTGACTGCTCAAGGAAGGGATTGTCTTTGTATGTCGAATGGATGAAGGCGCAATCTTCTCTCGGTATCACGTGGTCGTATATCCAGTGTTCTTCCTCCGAGGGGTTGTAGTCCATCACGATCTGCTCGGTAGTCCTCATCGCAACCTGACGATAGGTTTCAAGCGACAATTCATTTGCCTCGTTCAAAAGTATCTTGTGTCGCTTACGGCCTCG